ATTAAGTGAATAATCTCCTAATAAAGCGGTCCAAATAAAATATGCATTACTATTGGATAATAAAACAATTGCATATTCTTCACCTTGTTGTAAATAAACTGGAGATGGAAATGCAAAATTTGTTTTTTTTGCACCATTTACCGGATCAACATTTATTTGGCTTGGATTTAAAACAACAGTACTATAAGGAACAACTGTTTGTGTAGGTGTTCCATTTACCATTGTTCGAATTTGTAAAGTTACTGGAATGGTAGGATCTTTAGTAGCAAAATAAAGATCAATTGAAGTAGCACAGAAACCACCTTGCAATGTTCCGACTAAAAATGCTTGTGCTAATGGATCGACATATCCTGCACCACCAACAATAACATAAGTAGTTATTTGATTTGTTGATTGAACTGCACCAGTTTGGGTAACTTGTTGCGTTTGTAGTTCAGGAACTCCAATTGAAGTAATTGTTTCTTGATCATTATCTAATGTTCCTGAAGCAATATAATTTGCTTGAGCATAAGAAGTGATATTTGCTCCAACATTATTTATATCATTAACTAAGGAAAATATTCTGGTACCTGTTCTAAATTGAACTGTAGATGTTGATGGATTAGGTAAGGCAAAAACACCAGAAACCATACCATTTGCATCTGACATTAATTTCTCACCTAATGTTCCTCCAGTTGGAGTACAAAATGAACTAACTGGAGTAATATCCATAAATGCCCAAAATTGTGTAAGTGGTTTTAATCCTTTAGCAACGAAACTAATATTATTTGCACGGCAATAAGGAACAACTCCAGTACTAACAATTTTATTATCAATTGTTTGTGTTGGTACATTTACTAATGTAGTTTGGGTTCCATTTCTCGTTTGTTGAGATAACGTTGTAGTTGTACTTGCTAAAGTATTGGTTGGAAGAACTGGAACTCCTTGGGCTGCTGCACTACCTACAGCACCCATAATGGAAGTATCACTATTTCCTCCTGGGCCAACATTAATATTATTTGGATTACTTACACTTGTTGAAACACCTATCCAATTTGTTGTCCAAGCATTCCAAACCGTACCTAAAATATTATCTGCTTGGTCTTGTGCTTGTGTTGCATTAAATAAAGTATTATCAGTTATTGTAATATCTGGTAAATAATCTACTGCAATCCATGTATCGGTTGCAGGAGTTAATGATATAGATCCTGCCCATGCAAAAATATTATATGGATTAATATTTTCTTGGCGTGAAGCAAGAGGTTGTGTAATAATTGGGCTTTCAGTATATGGTAATGTTGCTATATTATTTAATGGTTTTAATGTATTAACTTCAATATTATCGCTTTCTACTGAATCATATTGCATATTTACTGAATTAGTTACATATTCTGGCCGCATGATTCCATTCGCTGCATCAATTGAAAATGAAATATCTGGATTATTATAATCTGCCACATTCATATTTTGGAAAGGATCTACAATAAAACCTGCTTGATAACGATTTAAACCTGTTGTAGCATCTGGAATTTGCATACTAGCTGTAGTTTGTTCTAATAAATTTAATGCTGTATAATATTCTAAATTCGTAATACGTTTATCTAAATTACCAATATCAGCCATTGTATATACTTTATTAGGTAATGTTTTGATAGTAACACTACTTGGAACAAATGTATAAGCTGGTAATGTTAGAATAGCTAAAACCATTCCATCTGTTGGATCTGGTGGAGCAAGTGGTTGAAGTGCAGGTGTTCCTTGTAAATCAATAAATGCGCCTGAAGAAGACAGATATAATTTATCTACACGTCCTAAATAATATGAAAAATCTGTAACGATATCATCATTTGGTTTAACCAAACCACCAACAGTAGTATATGTAGGAACTGTAGGAACTGCCGCAACTGGTGGAAATACTGAAACATCATCCACTCTTGGACGGAAATCTAAACAATCTCTTAAAGCATATAATGTACCACTAGAAACATAATAAGGAATTAATGCGTACCAATCTATTCCAGCAGGTGAAGTAATAAAATTATTATAACTATTGACTGAGAAATAATCTCCAGAACTGTGGGTAAAATATCTAAATGTTATTGTAATAGAACTTGGAGCCGGATAACCTGGTAATAAAGTTAATTGTCCAAAATCATAACGATTATCTCTTTGTCCATTATCTAATGTATACCAATCAGTTATATCAGTTGAAGTATCATTATCTATTATACTATCTAATGCAAAAATATCTGCTTTTCCTAAATTAACTAAACTAGTAGCTCCAGTATATAATGAAGAAAGAACCGTCAATGATTGAGAATTCAAAGTTTTGGTTTTTTCTGCGGCAATTTCTTTGATAACCGTAGCTGATAATTTAACAGTAGTTCCTACTGGCGCATTAAATGATATTTGAGAAAGACCTGAAGCAAAAGATGCACTTGGAACTATATCAATTAATGTTCCTGCACTACCCGCACTACTTCCTGTTTCAATAGTAGCTACATAATCTTCCACCGATAAAGCTTCAAAAATTTCATTTACTCCAGTAGCAAATGTAACTGTTCCATAAGTAGGATTTTGTGCTACTGCTGAAAAAACTTTCCGATAAGAATATGAAGTTGAAACATCATCGCTTAAATCACGAACTGTAGAAACCGTAGATTGTGGTAATTGATATAATAAAATATTATCTGGAGTATCGAATAATGTAATTCGTTGTAAAATATTTGCCGTTCCACTAGCACTTGTTATAGGAACATTATTTGAAATTGCTATTGTTTTCGAACCACTTACTGTAACTGGTAATGTTAATAGGAAATTATTAATAGTATCCCAAGCATATATATTTTCAACATATGTTCCATCAGTTATTGTATCCCCTACAGTGAAATCACCAACAACATTTACAATATCTAATTGTGAAAGAACATTTGCGGTTGTAGTTAAAACACCATCGGAAACTGCAAAAGATCTAACATCTCCAATACCTAAACCTACCGCAGTAATATTAATATCTGCTAAGAATACTTCAAAAATTGGACCAGGATTTCCAATAGATTGAAAATTTCCTTCTTGAAATTGTAACCCACGAATTGTAGCTGTACCAATTACGCTGGTTAAAGGAGCTACTCCATCTGTAACAATAGGTGTCCCATACAAATTAACACTTGGCCATTGATCGTAATTTGGTAAACCAAATAAGCGATTAATATAAACATAATTTCCAAGATAAGCTCTTGTATGACTATTTTGGTAAAAATTAGTTGTTCTTGCTTTATTGATTGGTAAGTATTGTTTAGAAATGGTTTGAATTCTATACCCATCAACATATGCTCTACCAGGTTCAACACCTAATGCTAATTGATCGGCTTGGCCGCCACCTGCACTTGTATAAATCCCACCATTACTACCCACTAATAAACTTTCATGCAAATCAAATCCAAAAGGAGAAACAATAAAATTACCATTAGTTTCCATTGTTCTTTGAGCTAATGTAGTCATAATTTCGCTCAAAGCAGTATTTTGAACTTGTGTTTGAATCACTCCATTTTGAATCCGCATTAATTCGGTAAAATTATTATCTGCGGTAGCATTAATATCAATTGCAGTAAGATTCAGAACAATTTTATATCTATCTGCTCCAGGAGCCGCATAATTTGGAGAACCAATTGCATTACTATTTAAAGAAGAATCAATTTCAGGTGTAACAATGGTTTCAATAGCTTCTAATCCCACCCGAACATTTGGAAAAGAATATCCTAATGGTGGAGGTGTTCCATTAACTGGAGAAAGAATTATGGTTTGTGATGCAACATCTAATAACATCCCGAAAATAAAATAAACACCTGCAGCAATAGAAGCTGAAGCCGTAACACCAGTAGAATTTGAAGATATAGCTTGTGCAATTCCTGTATTGGCGGGAAGAATATTTAATACTTCTCCATCTGCAAATACTTTTGTTGTTCCGGAAGTACCTGAAGTGGTATATTGGATATAAATTACATTATTTGTTGAATCTACCGAAATAACTGTTGCTACTACTCCGGCAGAATCTTGAATTTGGATTCCGGGAGTTAATGCTGCCCAATCAACTGGAACACTTGAATAATTCGGTAATACAATAACATAAGATTGTTGTTGATTATAAGTAATTTGTCCTGGAGTAACCATTGCTCCATTTTGGAATACATATTGTCCAAATCGGGCAATTTGTTCAGCAATAATGGATTGTAATTGTGTCAATTCCCGTGCTTGAACAGGGTATCCTGGCCGAAAAAGAACTTTATAGAATTCTTTAGAAGGATTATAATCATCGTAAAATGGAGATGAAGCGAAAGTTAGTGGCATATTAATATTTATATTGTTAGAAAGGGATAATAATTTTAATATCCTCTATCTGTGCTAAGGCGCGTTTTATAGGACTTATATTTTCTTCTGTAAGAATAAGTCCTGTATTAGGTGTAATATCAGGATTAATAGGTGTTCCAGAAATTGCTGTCCCGCTACTTGTAATATCTGTTATAGTTTCACCATTTACAAAAGTACCTGATACTTGCGTTAATCTTAAAATACCAGGTAAAATATTATAATCAACAATATAAGCAGTTGCAAGGCTTGTTGTTCCTTTTACTTGGTCATTTGGATTAAACGTTCCCGTAACACTTGAAATTGGAATATTTGTAGTACCTACTCCAATTAATGCAGTATATGGTATAACAGAATCATATGAAAGTGGATTTAAAAGTAATCCAAATTCTCTATAAGAATTATCGGTTGTAATTTTCCCCGATTCATCATAATTAAAATCAACATCAATCATAACATACATAGCACCTAATTCATTTACTGGATCAGATCCATGTCCACCTGGTATACCAGATCCATCGGTGGATGAAGCCGTATCTTGAACTGCCCATTGTAATGAACCATCATTATATTGTAAAGTATAAATTGGAATCCAACCACTTATAGAAGAATCGGCATTTAATAAAAATTTTTGTGCATTTTCTGGTGATACTTGAAACATAAATTTCCAAATATACCCATCTGCTAAAGTAACAGGTGTTGTTCCAGTACTAGTAGGCATAATTGAAGATGCACCACCACTATTATTCCCTAAACATTTATAAACATTATTAGAAGTATTGATAACATAAAAAGGTTCAATACTTAAAGTAGGTTCAAATTGATCGTATGATATTCCTCCTACTGTAGCACCATTTTTTGAATATTGAGAATAAACTGTTCCAGAAGTCCAGGGATAATTTGGAATAACTAAAATGGCATCTGATGGAGAAACTTTTTTAATTGCCAACATAATTGAAAATAATGATCCGCGAGATTCTACAGTATCGTTAGGTTGAGGAGGATTAGTATCATCTGTCCAAGGAATCGATTGTCCTATATAAACATAAAGATTATTGGTACTTAATTGAGTTTGAAATAATCCCTCAAGAAACTTTTGAGAGGAATATATACGAAAAATATTTGATTCGATTGCTTTATTAGCCATAAGTCTCTCTAATTATTTAGTATAAGGGAACACCGCGACCAATCATGATTGGTCTAATAAATTGATATGCATTACTTATTTCTTGATCTGAAAGATATCTATTCCAAATAATAGCATAAGAAATAATACCATTAAAATATCCTGGTAAAATAGTTGCAGGAAGAATCAATGATCCTGGAATTCCTGGAATTACACGTTTAAATAAACTTTCTGCATATAATGGTGACATAGGATCATAACTTGGATGATATCCTCCAATCCCAAAATAATATCCATGTGAATTATTTAAAACTGAAGTGGCATCAATATTAAATCCAAAACTACCAGAAATAGGAAGTTGTTGATTTAAATTTGCAACTATGGTATTATTTAAATACCGTAAAGATGCAAAGAAATAATCAGAAGTATTAATAGAACCCGCAGGATATTTAATTACTAAATTATTTTGGCTTGGATTAATTTTTTGTGTTCTAAATGAAATACTACCATCTGAATTAATAAAAATTTGATATCCAGAAATTCCAGAATCATTCGTAGTATCAATAGAACCAATAAAACAAGAATTTGAAACCAATTCATTTATCTTAGCTACCACAACAATTGTTTGTTCTAAATTATTTGGCATTAAACTTGTATCAGTAATAAAAGTATTTAAAAACTCAACACCTGTTGTTCCCCAATTTGGATCATCAATATCAATATTAGGTGTAGATCCTAAATATCCATTATATCCATTTGGATATGCTGAACTATCGTCATATAAAAGTTGTGAATTAGTCAAATCTTCCATCATGGAATATTGTGCTTCAACACCAGAAGGTAATAAACCACTAAAACCAGCAGTTGTTGCTAATCCAGAAATTTCATGACTTTTACGCACAAAAGGAACATTTTCTAAAATTACTTCACCAAATAAAGCTAATCCCGCAGGATGTAAAAGTTTTTTAACCACATTTTCATATTGTTCTAACGTTTCATGAGATTTAACCACATAAGAAAATGCTTGATAATAATAATCATCTTCCAAATATTTTTTATAATCAATAAAACTAGAATCATTTACAAAACGACCAGCATAATGACCTACAGCACCAACCATGATTGTTCCAGTTGCATCACCATTTCCAGATAATGAAAAATTCGCTGCTATTGGTGTTGTATATCCAATTCCAAAATCATTTACTTTTATTGTTTGAATATTACCTAAAGAAATGCTATAATGACTTGTGATATCAGGAAGTATGATCCAATTTGAATCTATAATTGCTACTTGATTTTCACCGATATAATTTATAATCTTTTTAGTTTGTCCATTACCATTACCATCTGTAATGGTTATTTCCATATTATTATAATATCCATCTACCATCGATGCTGAAGATGCTAATTGAATAGCTGGGGGTTGTGGGTCATTTTCAAATGTGGCTTGAACAACTCTTCCTATTTCTGTTCCGTTAATGACATCAACAGAAAAAATGGTAGTTGTATTTAAACCAGTTGCCGTAATAATATCATCAGGCTGATATGCTGTTCCAGGATTTGTCAACAGAATGCCTGTTGCTAATCCATAAGTTGTTTCTTGAACAGTTCTATTATTAGGTAACGTAACATTTACATATTCACCAATTGAAAAGATACCCACAAGCCCAGAAATATAAATTTCACTTACTAAATTTGATTCGATTTGGTATTGTACTACTTGTTCAACATAAGCTGTTGCCCCGGAAGTAACACCAGTAATTTTTCTACCAATAAATTCATAAGTATTATTATTAGTTGTTGTTCGGATAATAGTATCAACTGACCAAATACCACCATCAGCTATAAAAAGATCATTTTTAGGATAATAAAACTGTATTGGATCACTATAGAGAATTTGGAATAAAAGTTTATAAGAACCTTCTGAACCGCGTGCTAGATAAAAATCTTTTATATGTTTGGCTAATTTTCTTGGATCAGCTAGAATTGTATTAGGAATATTATTTAAATATTCATAAAAGAAATATGGTAAAAATTGGGCAAGAGTAGAATCAATATCTCTCTGTGCCAATAATTCGAAAATTCCTTGAATTACACCTAATTGTGTTGCACTTTGATTCTGTTCTAACCATTCATAATAATTTTGAATAAAATCTAATATAGTTGGAAATTGATTACGAATATAGAGTGTAGCTCCAGGTTGTACTGGAACAATTTCACTAATAAATGGAAAATCTGTTTCTGCCATATTTTTATCCGAGAGAAGGATTAATGACCATATTTACCGTTACATCTGAAGGATCAATAACAATAATATTATTTTGATAAGGAATAATATCATTAATTTGTGGAATAGCAATTATACTCAATTGACCACTACTATCTGTAATACTTGAAGGTTCAAAATTTGTTAAAGTAACGATACCATTTATATAATCAATTGTTCCTGAATTTAAATTGGTATAAGTTTTTACAGCACCCACATACTTATAAGTTCTTACTACACCATTTCCATTATCATCAAAGTAATATAATTGTCCCGATACATAATTTACATCTGTGGCATCAATAAATGATCCACTAGTTAAAGTATTTGGTTGAATTGCATTATTAAAAGTAATGGTATAATTATCTGTTGTATTTATTGGAGGAGTAAATTTTTTCTTTATTAAAATGGTAGTTAAATCGTTAGTAATAGAAGGTTCAGAATTATCAATTAATTTTGTTAATAATGAATAACGGAAAATATCATCAAAATGTCCTACATATTCTTCAGCAAAATTATTAATTGTGGTAGTAACTAATGACTGAATTGTTCCTGAAGTGTTGGTAGTATTTTGGGCATTATATTTAACTGTAGAATTTACTATCAAATAAATGTAATCTGGATCGACAATAGTAGGAATAATTGAAACAATATTTCTTGGTGAAAGAATATTATCAATGATACTTTGTTTAGTTAAATTTGTAATCGTATATCCTGAAACAGGTTTTAAACTTAAAAATACTTTTCCATATTGTGGAGGATTATTTGTTTCTCCACCCCATACAGCAACACTATCCACATTAGGATATTCTCTCATAATAATTGTTGCATAATCATTTACCGTAACGCATCTATTTTGTGTTTGATAATTTTTTGGAGCCGAAAAGCGAATACTATCTTTTGTTTCTCTTTCAGCACCACCGGAAGCTGGATTAATTGTAGTAATTACAATACTTGTATATCCACCTATTGTTCCAGAAAGTGTAAATAAATTGGCTCCATTAGGAGCAGCAGCATTACATGCAAGGTAATTTAAGAAAATTACATTACCATCTTGTAAAGCTGACCCTAAAATTCCATCGCCAAAATAAACTTCATATTGTTCGTTATCATCTTCTTGTAACCAATAAACATTTGATGTTCCATTTAAGGTAGTTAAATCAGTTGATAAATTATAAGTAACCAATAATGCCGATTCAGGACTATCTTGAATAGCAACCGATAATGTATTTGTATCTATAGAAGAATTTGGGATTAAATATTTGACAGGATTAGAAAAATTTACCACATATTGATAAGTATATAATTTTCCTTCATTTATAGGAACATTTGTAGCCACATATTGATTATGGATGGCATCATATATTAATGTGAAAGCTTCCAAATTCACAAAGGTATAACTCACATTATTAACCATTGTATTAAAAGTTGTTCCAATTGGTACCACTAAAGTGGCTGGAGGTGTTGGTATTAATGGAGGTGTTAATACAAAATTAATGACTGCTTGTGCCGATTTTCTTGAAGTTGGTAAATAACCAATTTGTTTGGCCACACTTACGATATTTTCTCTTCGGTCCGCTGAATCCAGGAACATTTCGTTAGAGACCATGTTAAGGTAAAAACTTAAATACGTGGTATTATAACTGAGCAAATTTAGAATAGAATTCAACCCCGACCCAGAAAAATTATAATCTGTCCATTCTGGTTGTCCCTGGAGGAAATTTATTAAAGAGGCTTTGATTGTATCAAAATCTAATGAAGAAATATTAAATTTGGAACTATTAGAAGAATTTGCCATATTATTTTACCGAAGTTTCTCCAAGAAAACTGTAATGGTTGTAGTTAATGGTTGGCCCAGGATTTGGTACGTAATTGTTGCATTATAAGAATTTTGATCTGGTGCAGGAATAACATTTACAGATTGGACAATTACCCGAGGTTCATAATTTTGTAAAACGTCCATAATTGATCTACGAATTTTAGCAGCCGTCATTGGTGAAATATTTTCAAAAAGAGAACTATAGACCGCACATCCTTGTTCTGGATGGAAAGGAATTTCATAATTCATTGTAAATACTAAATTTATAACAGAAGCTTTAATAGCTGCATCATCCGTTAAAGTTGTTACATCTCCTGTAACAGGATTAGCATTAAATGCAAGTGATAAATCCGTATATCTAACTGTTGGAGTTATAAAAGGTGTCATCAGTTATATTTATAATACATTTGGAGCCATTTATCCGACATTTATTTTTATCCTCTTCAATTGGCGTCTTATTTGTTTGGATATTTTCTAATGGCATAATCAAGTTTTCTTTTATTTTGAAAATTCTTAGAATGGGAAATTTCACGATTCCATCGTGTTATTAATCCTTGGCAAGTATATCCAATATAAGATTTACCAGTAAGACTCGTATGTTTATAAATGATATACATATAAATATTTATCCACAGAATACGTTGGGACTGGCCTGGTCTGCAAAATCAATTTCAATTGTAGGTGCAGAAGGATATACAATAAAATCTCCATTTCTTCCGGCTGCTAATCCATTAACAAATACAGTTTTAGATCCAAACCCTAATATTGCAATTGGATTTAAAGGATTAGGAATATCCCAATGATCTGTAACTCTATGCCATGGAAGCCCATTGACAAATACACTTGGAGACCCTTGTATATTTGGTTCTGGTGGAAGAGGAAAATTACCCGCAGATATATCACCTAATCGAACTGCACGTTTTATAGTTTGAACTTCAACATATAATGTATTAGATATTTGCATTATGGATCCAAAATATGTACTGGTACATTTCCAATCATATTTATATCCATTGATGGTAAAATACCTTGCAATTCTTCAGGTGAAATAAAAATTGTAGGAATATTAATTCCATTCCAAACTATAATACTAGTAGGTAAAAATCCCCATCCAATACAAGTTAAAGTAACATTTGGTTGAAACTCTGGTAATATATTTGGATAAATAGCAAATAAAACTGGATGATGTTCATCAAGGATTTGAAAAGAACAAATATCTAAAGATTGTGTTTTAATTGTTATGGAAGATTTTTCTACAATTTGTATTTGGCAATTATCATAAAGGTGAAATCTATAAAGAGCTACTAATATTTCATTATATAATTGAGTTATTCTTGTGTTTGATGGTTCAGATACCAAAGTTTCATTATATAATGAAGTTATCCTAGCATCCGATGGTTCAGATACCAAAGTTTCATTATATAATGAAGTTATCCTAGCATCCGATGGTTCAGATACTAATATTTCATTATATAATGCAGTTATTAAAGCGTGTTGTGTTGTACCATATAACGAAGAACTTTCAGAAATTTGGATATCTAAAGTATCAGAATCTAAAATCCTAGAAGTAATATGTATAGAAGAACTTTCAGAAATTTGGATATCTAAAGAATCAAAATCAATTATAGGAAATTCTATAATACGATTTGAACTTTCAGAAATTTGAATAGATAAATTATCTGTATCATTTATTGGATAAATGGGAACAGAACTAGGAATTCTTAAAATATATTTAAGATGAGGTAAATATTGTCCAACATAAGAACCAGAATTAATAATTAAAGTTTTAGTGGCCGTAACCATTAAAACTGTAGATGGAGAATCTGAAGGAAGAGTATTAGTAGAAGGACTCCGATGTAATATTTCTGTTTGTACATCGGTATCGACAATATTTTTTAAAAGAGGTAAATATTGTCCAACATAAGAACCAGAATTAATAATTAAAGTTTTAGTGGCCGTAACCATTAAAACTGTAGATGGAGAATCTGAAGGAAGAGTACTGGTAGATGGATTACGGTAGGTAATTTCTTCGTAAGTACTCAAAATATTTTCTCACTTTTAACTTGTTGCTATCCACATACTACCACGAGCGTAATTTGATGCTCCATTATTATTGTTTGTTAAATTATACCAATTATGGCTATTAAAAGTATCAGTAGCATCAATTGTAAATGCTTCAGCTACATAAATTAAATCGAAAAATTGTCCTTTGAGAGTACCAACATCCGATTGAGAAGTTAAACCAGAAGTTAATAATACATCTGATGTATTAATATCTCCATTAGCCCACAAATATCCTCTTGTTACTAAATTGTAAATACTACCAATTTCTGGAATTACAATTTCTGGCCCACCACCCAATTGACAAAAATTACTACTATTACCACCTTCCAAGAAATTTGTATCCCAAATAACTTCTGTATTTCCATTACTATTCAAATTACCTACTTGAGTTCCTCCACCATATAAATTAACTCCAACTCGAAAACTAGAACGTAAAGAAGTATCTCCATCACTATCAGCATTACTGAGCATGTATCCTACATTAGCTATACCAGTTATAAAACTAGGAACATATAACATACCAGCCATAACAAAATCACGATTTACACCTGCTCCTACAACAAAACATAAAAAATGATATTGTGTTGCTATAATTCCAAAAGTTTTACCAATATTAGGATATAATTCTCCACCATAATTTTGGTTCGTTTGGTTTGAACTTTTAATAGTACCATCTTGGCTTTCTATATGAACTTGAATACAATTATGGACATTATCAATTAAACGTACTCTAATAGGATTTGTGACATTTGTTTGTGTTGTACTTTCTAATAGATAATATTGTGTATTTAATGTATGAGTACCTGATTGAGAACCTGTTGTAGTAATATTACCTCCACCTGGAGAAGAGGCTAAATGGAAAGTATTAGCATCAATATAATTTACATAATAAATAGTATTTACAGATAATCCACTAGGTAAAGTTCCTGAAGTTTGTAATATAATAGCTTCATTACCTAAAAATCCATGAGAATTAAAGGTTACAACTCCAGGATTAGCAATAGAAATTGTAACAATGCCAGTATTTCCTAATCCTTGTCCAGAAGCAATAGCTTTGCTTGTCCATCCTGCACTTATTAAAGCAGCCGCTATATTAACTTGAAAATCAGATTTGACTAATGGAACAAATGTTGTATCAATATAAGTACCACCACTAAATTGTGTTGCCATATTTATCCTTTATGCTGTAAGTTTATAGCCGACTTCTAATGCATTAACGGCTGCTGGAGTCCAAGGAGCATCGGTTGCTGGATCTACTTCCATATAATTAGAAAATGATTGGTATGTAGAAAGTAAAACATTATCATTAAATTGGTCTACAGTCATCCCAGATGTAACTATATTGGCAACATCTCTTTCTCCTACATCATCTTTTCTAGCAATAATAGTTGTTTTAGTTGCCTGAATTTCATTACCTTTAAAAGATTGACTTTCATAACTTCCTAATGTTAACATATTAAAATAATCAGTATCACCACTTGTTGCTGAATAATTATAAGTAACATCACCATCATTAGTTTGCAAATTTTGCCAATTACCAGCAGTACCATTACTTAAAAATTGAACCGAAACATTAGAAGCTGGAACAGTAGTTAATACTTTTTGTTCTCCAAGAAATCCATTATTATAAGATCCAGAAGTATTTAAAATATAAAGATCATCCAAAAAAACACTAGCTCCATAACTATATATTTGCACTCTATTTGTATTGGCATTTGTTGATAAAGGATTCATGGTATTTACACCAGATCCTGATAAAATAGTTTGTTGTCCTAATCTAACTTCAAAAGAACCATTTACTCCTATAGTAGCAGAAAATTCAATATATTGCCACGCATTAACAACCATAATATTAATAGATGTTTTTGCTAATAATACAGGACTATAAATGCCAGTTCCATTATGATTTCCACTATAAACTGCTAAACTCCCATCATATAAAAATCTTAAATAAATTTGTTCATAATTATCATCATCCCAAAATGTAATTAAACCTTGAGTATCAGCTTCTAATGGATAACCATTATTTGGATAAACTGCTAATCCAACAATACGAGGACCAGATATTCTTGAAAGTGTTTTATATGCTTGAAAATTATAAGTACTATATCCTCCAAATCTACCTGTCTCACTATTTCCGGTAGGTATAGGATATGAATCGAATTCTCCAAGATTTACAAAAATAGGAGCAACTAATGTATCAAATCCGGTGTAAAGTTCTATCATTTATATTTCCTTTAAGGGGTGCTAAATGTTAATGTAACTGATAAAACCCAAATTTGTGTATTTGGTTTGGTACCTAAATTTTCTACTTTTCGATTTAATGCTGTTCCGGCTGTACCATTAGAACCATTTAAAACTACCCATTCATTCCAATCATAATTTGCAGCATTTGTTCCAAATGTTGCTTCAAATGTAATAGAAGGTGTAGAAATAGTAGGATATCCTATATCCATTGGAAGATATGTTTTATTAGATGATGCTTGTAAATCTGTTTGAGATACATTAAAACCCGCAGTCCCATCTCCTATTCCAATATATGCATGAGTATTATCATATGCAGGACTACCTAAACCTGTTGCTAACCCGGCTAAAGCGGAAACACCTGAATTCAAAAGTGGCATAATTTTTCTTTCTCCGTAATTCTATCTATTATTTTTCCATCTTCTAATAAAATTATTTCCATTAATTCACCATTAGAAGCATCAAATTTTTTTAAAGTGAGAATTTCTTTTACTTTTAATTTTGAAAATTCAACCATATAATATTTATTCTACTTTAGGTTCTGTTGCATGGATTACTGTAGCTCCAGTAGATTTTTGAGTATTAAGCCAAATAAAAGGAGCATCCATATTTATAGAAGTTCCAGAAATTAAGTTAATAGCTTGTAATGATTGTAATGTTACAGTATTACCTGAACTAATGTTCACGTTACGTGAACCTAATACATTTATATCTGCACAAGCTTCCACATTTACATTTCCACCAGCTTTAATATTTGCATCACCTTGAACTGTAATATAAGCGGCTCCACGATCTGCTTTAATATTAATATTTCCAACAACTTCAATATTCCAATCTCCACCAACCAAAAGATTATAATCTTTATTTACAGTTTCATTCTTTTGATTCATAATGAGGATATTATGTCCTCGCATAACAATCTCATATCCATCACCCACCACTTTATCAATTTTAGTTCCATCAGTCAGATATTCTTTAAAAGATCCTGAACGATCAATATCTAACTGACCTTCAAAATTAGGAGTATCATCTATAATTTTAACATGACCTGATTCACTTTGAGTGACATGGACATATGGATAAACACCATTATAATAAAGTGGAGGTTCTGCCCAAGTACCTCCAAAAGCAATTGGTACTTCTGATACTATTATATTTTTTAGGACATTTAATATAGTTTTATCTATTTTTTCATTTCGTGCAATTCTATTTGTATCAGATTCATTTAAGAAATCTGTTTGAGGATATTGTGGCCCTTGAATTCCATTAATTAAATGGGCACCTGTTCCATCTTTAGAATAAGAACGAAAAGCAATTTGACGTGGTGCACCTGCTAATGTTTCAATTAATTTTGGATCATTACGTGGATCATTAAACCCTTTTGTAGGATCTGGAGCTAATTGAGGAATACCACCTATTGATCCAAAAATAACAGCTTCTTGCATTGCAGGACCATCACGGAAAAATCCTACTACCCAAGTACCTGGAACTAATCCTAAAGGAACTTCACCAATCCCATTTATTGAAGCTGAAGTAATTGGTAATAAAACATATGCCCATTGCAATTGATCTGTTGAAATATATGTTTTATCGGGAGTATGACATCCTAAAATTCTTACTCTTACTTTTCCTAACTTATTTGGGTCCATTCTATCTTCAACAACTCCCATAAACCAAATCATACCTTCATGACCCATATAAAATGTTTCTTTTGCCATATTATATACCTAAGATTCCAGATGTAACTGAAGATTTTAATTGTGTAATAATTTGTGTTGGATTTTGAATTACAGAATTTGGAGTAAAATTTGTAGAAAATGCAACAGGAGGAAGACAATTAACTGTAACCATAATTTCAGGAGTTAAAGAAATTGCTGGTATAGCTGGTATTGCCAATTTGACCAATCCTGCTAAAGCAGAAAATAAATTAGGAATTGGTGGTAAAGAAGGAATACCAGGTAAGGCAGGAAGCCCTAAACATTTAACTGTAGAAGAATTTGAATATGCTTGTAATGCAGCTAAAACCGGTAATTCAGGGAGATTTGGTTGTGGTGTAAGTGGTACTCCAGGAATTAGAGGTAATGGTAGAGAATTAATTGATCCCATACCTATATTTATGGTAAAATTTTTACATATGAAACTGCAAATAATCCATCAGAACTTGTGATAATAGCTCCTGGTTGTTGAAGATTTTCAGCACACCATTCTCTTAATTCTCTGGAATTTTTCTTTTCAGTTACAAGTTTACCTAAATATTTAAATTTCTCAATAGCTGTAGATCTATCAGAAGATCTAACAACTTGTTTAATCATTCTCCCACCATTAGCAGGAAGATATACATTAAGGATAATTTGATATTCAATTAATGAATCATTGTTCATGGTTTTTTAATATTTCATCTGTAATTTTATTCAATTTTTTTAATGCATTAATAACCATAATATTATGATATTGTTGTATTGTATGTAAAAAGAAGGCAATAGGAATTGAAAAAGGACTATAAAAAAGAGCAATTGGTTCTAATCCATTTGGAAAAGTAGTTTGAGTTGTTAATTTCAAAATATGTATCCAATTAATTTGAGGAAAACATATAAAGAAAGTTATTATAGTTTTAAATATTTTTGAAACAATTTTATACATAAAATATTGCCTTTTTATCTACCATTCCATTTTTTAAGGTTATTTGATTAGGTAATTTATCCCACTGTTCTTTAGTAAATACTTTTCCTATAAATTCATGATTATTATATGAAATATAATTATCATATTGTTCTGGATAAATGGCTGTTTTATAATGGCAATTAACTAATGGACCATCCCGCCCAGGATTATATTCATCCCAATGAAGTTTCCTGGGCGGGATTTTGCATACGCCGACTTTAAGAGGTAAAATTAAAGGCATTTAAAATGAACTAACAGGAATAAATTGGAAATTCACATTAAAGAACATTTCAAGTCCTGATAAAACATTATATGTTGTTGATACAACCAATAACCCAGTTTGATTTAATAAAGCAACATCATTTAAAAGGAATGAAGTATGCCCTTTAGCTGCAAGTGTTAAAGATTTTGTTTCTAATATAGTACCATCAATTCCATAATAAGTCAATGATATATTAGATGAATAATTTAATGAATTTCGTAATGCTAATCCAGTTTGGCGACCATTTGTATTATCATACCAGAAATTCAAAGTTTTATTCAATGTAGATGGTGTATAAGCTGAATCATATGGAACAGAATTCAGAGTTTCATATATAACTGTTAAACCAACTGTAGGACTTCCAACTTCAGGAGTAATTTCAGCCGATCCAGTTAATGTATTTGGATTTGTTGGATCTTCTAAAATAACATTAGTTGTAGAAAATGCTTGGATAGGAACTGTTACTTTAAATTCTGGATTAGTATAATCACGGAGTTTAAAGAGAGAAGAATATCCAGCTTCATTATAGAAATTTATATCTACCAAGCTTATAGTAGATGTTGGATTTGTGAGTTGGAAAATAGTACGCCATCCATAACCTGAAGTTAAATGAGGAACAACTAATGTATTAGATTGAGGAAAATCATTTAATCCACAAGCTACAGTTAAATTGATAGTAAATCCCCCTTGTTGTGTATTTTGAGGAGTAGTTATATCATTTATTTCAATTGGAACTGTATATGTTGCTGGTGCTAAATTATTAGCATTAACTTCAATATCAAATACTGCGCTTTGCCCCGGTTCTAAAGATCCAGGATTTGTAGAACCCGGCGTAACTGGTACAACAGAATATGCAGGATTATATCCAGCTATAATTTGATATGCATGATAACTAACAGTTGTTGCTGGTAAAGAAACTGTCAATTGTGAAATGACTTGTATTCCACCAGCACAAGGATCTGCGGTTGCATTAACCGTTGTTGGTGAAAATGTAAACGGATATGATTGTGCGAATAATCCCATTGCAAAAGCAAGGAATAATAAAATCGTCTTCATTTTATTTTAATACCTCTGTTCTTAATTCAGTTAATATATTACAAAATTCTCTTTCTGTTAAAACGGTTTCTTCTTCTCGATTGGATCCAAGAGAATGAGAATAAACAGCATTTTTGGAAGCAACCAAAGCACGCCGAAAGGATTCTGATTGATTAAACATTTCACGATAGGCTCTATGCAATAATTTCTGATATTCCGGTCCATCACGCTTATAAGCTTTGCCGTTCCACCAAAGAATTTGTTGTTTTTGCCAAGCTTTATTTCTTTTTTTACCACGAAATTTAGCTGCCCGTCCTACAAGTTTACAAACTTCTATTTGAATATGGATCTTATCAAATTTTAATGATTGTAATAAGAAAGTGGCCAATCATTATGAGCTAAATCATAACCTTCCAAAAAGAAATGATTTTCCAGTTCTTCCAAATCTTTAAATTCACCTAAAATATCTTTTTGTCCCGCTTTAAATCCTTGAAGCCTAGCTTCTTTTATAAATCTATCTCCATCCCCACCTTCCATCCATACATATCCAAAATCTGGATGTAAAGCTTGTGTTAATTCATCTTCAATAAGATCTTTACAAAACCAAAAATCAAATTCATGCCATAAATGTTTTAATTTATTCCACATTTTCATCTCTCAAAAATTCCATACTTTGTTTATAAACAGCATAGAATATATCTTTTTTAGGATAGTGGTCATAATCTTTTGGACACCCATAAGCACAACCACCAGTTTCTCCGACTAAAAATCCACATTCTTTACAAATGGGATATTTTATTTCTTTTATAATTATATCTCCTGGAATTGGCCTAGGAGTTTGATTTTTATATTCATCCACGATTTTATTATATCATAAAAAGAATAGATTGTCAAGTTCTATTTATGGATAAGCTTTAAAAATTGAATCTTTTACCAATTCTAAATGTGTTACATATTTAGCTTTGTTAATTGTATGACGTACCCCTACAACCAAATATCGATCGGTTAAATAATCTTCTAATTGTAATTGATCTTCAACTAAAGCTTCAGGTGAAGGTAAAGTAACAGAAACCAAATCTCCTACACGCCGAAGGCTATCTCCAGGAATAGTGACATATAAACGGATATTTTGAAGCTGTTGCATTTGAGATAATCTTGGCTGCATCCAATCTGCCACATGATTTTCTTGTCCTGGTAAACCAATGGGATATAATTTACATTCACCATATACATTAGTATTAAAATCTGATTTTGAAGTCCATAGATAAGATAATCCACCTTTTACATTATTAGGTTCAATATGTTGAAAATTTGGATAAGAATTAGGATAATCAAAATCATTAATTCCAAATTGTTTTCTTTGTATATCATGCCATATAAGGCGGTTGGTATACATCCCATTTGTAATATTTTCCAATGTATCTAAATTATTTGCAAATTTATAGGATTCTAAAGCTATTTGATCTAAATCAACTGTTCGTGGTTTATATCCTTCAGGAATATCTTTACGGACATTAGCTGTTTGAAAAATATAATTTTGAACTGGAGGATAAGTATCACAAAGACTTTCGATTGATTCAAAATTAAAACCATCTACAGTTTGATAATAAACATAATTTGATCCAACATATTTTTGACTATTTGCTCGTGATGCCAAAAAATTTAAAGTTTTAATAGGAGTCCAATATGGAGGAATAATATGGAAAAGATTCTTTGTTGGTTCAATCGAAATAAAAGAAGAAGAAAGAAAATTGGTTTGAATATCATTAGCAATATCAGAAATTAACATCCCTTTATAAGATTTACTTATTCTGGTTTGAGCATTGATAAATTCTATATTATCGATACACCGTAAAATATAAAATTGTCTTCTTTCTTTTTCTAATTCTCTTGCATCAATTTTATAAACTCTTAAATGTAATTGGATAAAATTTGGGTTTCCTGGTGTTTTAAATGAAAATCTAATCCATTCATGTCCTGTAATAGGTAAATTTTTAATTGTATTTAATGCATCGTTAATTACAAAATCTGCTGTTATGGAAGAATTAAAAAGGTTTTCATAAACATTAATTTCAGTAACCAATAATACTAAATCAATATTATCTCCAGTAATACTTTCCAATACAACTTCTTTTAATTCAAAATCTGTAGCATGTCTGTCCATATTATTGTGATGGAGGAACCATCAATGCATCCAATTCATTTTCGATTATTGTTATATATTGAGGATCCACTAATTGTATATTTTTCTTTTCTTCATTCAAGGTAGTTTCATAATCATAAGAATAAACTTTTATACTACCTTGTGCAAATGTGGCATTATATGTGGCTAAATCAATCCAAGCACCTAAATTGTCTTCATAATGATCTATCGTTGATTGAGCCACTTGGACCGATCCATATTTTTTATTTAAATATGCAATAAATTGGTCATAAGAAAGTGGCCAATCATTCCAAATATCAAAAATATTATTTGCAAACATTACTACCCAATAATACATGGAAGATCCATATAATTTTTCAGCAATAATATCTGGTGTTTCTCCTTCTTTAATATGATAAGGATAAAAAACGATTATATTTTTTCGAACAATCTCAAGAAATTTGGCTCTATGAATAATATCTGTAATAAAACGGACATTTGTTCCAGTATTATCTATATCATATATGGTAGTTGGAAATTTTGAAAAATAGGATGTTGGCATTAAATACATACCTCTAATTTTCTTTTACCTAATTTTGTTTGGCGCATTTTTTCAATTGTTTCTTTTGGCCATTTTTTACCTTTATTCCAAGATGGTTTTCCTTTTTTGGCAAAAGACATCTTTTGCCGAGTTTCCGGAGACATATTTTGAAGGTGATGTATTCTTTTTTTACGAGTTTCAGGATTTTTCCAAGTCTTTTTAGATCCTTGACCAATTTTCTTTTTCGTTTCTTCTGTCATTTGTAAATGAGAATTTGACATTTTTTCAATAGATGCTTGAGAATGTTTTTTCCCTTTCATAGGATGTTTTTCTGGATGTTCTTTAAAATATTTCTTCTGGAATTCTGACATTTTCTTTTTAATTTCAGGTCGAGACATAGCCAATTTAGTTGCTTGACTTATTTTCTTTTTTATTTTTTCAGACATAGTATATTTTTGCCTGCCAGATCCACCTAAATTCATATTATAACCATTATAATAAGTGTTATACTTGGCAATCATTTCAATTTCTAATTTCTTGGCTTCTTCCAAAGTTAAGATATTATCTATAAGGATTTCGTGGTCCCAAAATTGATAGGGAATTTGTTTGATTGCTTGACTAAATTTCCATTCTTGTTTTAAAGACGATTTTATATGTGCTTTCCAACGATTTTCAATGGTTTGGCAAGTATAACCAATATAAGCCAAATCATTAATTATATTAGTGTGTTTGTAAATGATATACATAAAAGTATTTATACATCATATCATAACTTATTGAAAATAAAGAAGTTAGTAACCCTCATATATACGATTTTTGGTAATAACTTCAAGTTCTTGGAATGTTAATGAAAGATTTGTTTCAACTGCCATACCATTAATATTAGTTCCTGGTCTAAATGCTGACCATGCACCCGATGCCATAGGATCAACTGTCATTGATGTAAGAGCACAGGTAGATATTTTATTTAAGAAATTATTTTGTTTTCCATTACTCCAAAATTCAATATCAAATTCAGAAGGATAAATTAAAAATTTAGCTGTATTTTTATCCGATCTAACCTCTGGAGCAGAATAAAATTTAAATGCACTAATAATATTTGCAACTGTAAGAGCTTCTTGTTCAGATCTAGGAGTAAATTTAAATTGGAATTGAAAAGTTCTAAATCCAATTCCTCGGAATAACATTTCTAAATGAGGATTAATAGCAGTTTTAGTTATAAAAGTTCCAGCTTCTAAAAGTGGAGCATTTAATCCTATATGTTTAGATATTATATCTTCAAGATCCTTTACAGCACCTACACCTATTTGAAGACCAAATTCTTCAATTGCTCTTTGTATGGAAGAATTTCCTCCTGCAAGAGCTTTACCTATAGCACCAAATTGTCCAAATTCTTGTTGTCCCCAATCTGTTGCATATGTGGTTTGAAAAGAAGGTATATATAAAGCAATTAATGTCGAAACTCTATTAATATTATTTTTATTATATGTAGTTGTATTACTATTTGAATTTACCTGTGGTGTTGCAGGATTTCCATTTGAATCTACAGGTGTACCACCATTTGTTGCATATTGTGAACCACTAACACCTAAAGTTGATTTTATAGTATTAATATAAAATAAAACCATATGTTGTTCTCCAGGATCGCTTGTTAAATCTATTGGATAAGTAAAACTGGATACATTATATCCATTTGATTCTAATTTAGCTAAAGGATTAGATGTATTAGGTGGTAAAACTGACCCCGTTGAAGTTGGAATAGATGGCATCATATTGTCTAAATATTATTTATACTATGCCTTATAAAGGAAAATTCACACTTATACATCCTGAAAAATATAAAGGAAACCCACATAATATTATTTATCGTTCTATTTGGGAACGAAATTGTATGAGAACTTTTGATTCTAGTTCAAATGTTTTAGCTTGGGCTTCAGAAGAATCATTTATTCCTTATGTATCTCCAGTTGATCAAAAAGTTCATAAATATTTTCCTGATTTTCTTGTAAAAGTTTTGGATAAAAATAAACAAGAAAAGAAATATATGATTGAAGTTAAACCATATAAATTTACTCAACCACCTAAAATTCCTAAAAGAAAAACCAAATCATATTATAATGCGGTAGAAAGATATGCTATAAATTTATCTAAATGGGAAGCCGCCAAAAATTGGTGTATTGCTCATGATTATATTTTTAAACTCATGACTGAAACGGAATGCATGAGATAAATATCTATATGGCATATATTTCTATTTTAGATCGTGTTCGTGAAAAACTTCAGAAAGAACCATTTTCAAATACTCAAGCTGGTTCTATAAAATGGTATAGAAATCAAATTAGAAAATTAAGTGAAAGTCCTACAGGACATTTTTATCGAGGAGATACTTTACGTCCTCATTTATTAGCCGATCCTAATAGAAGTACGGAAAATATTTTACCTGGTTTAATGTATTTGTTTTATTATGATCCAAAATATAAAAAGGTTCTTCCATATTATGATAGATTTCCTTTAGTTTTCCCCATTGATTATAATCGAGAAGGTTTTATAGGATTAAATTTACATTATCTTGGATATAATACTCGATTAGAACTTTTCCGACAATTAGAATTAATGTCAAATAGAAATCAAAATGATCCACGGGCCCGTATTCAAATAGCATATAGAATGTTAAAAGGTTTTTCTAGATTTAAAGCTTTTAAACCTTGTTTGAAAAAATATTTATTTCAACATGTAAGATCACATTATGTAAGGATTAATTCACCTGATTGGGAAACTGCATTATTTCTTCCAGTTGAACAATTTGTTAAACGGAGCAAAACATTTGTTTGGGCTGATTCAGAAAGAATTATTTCTGGAGAACAGAAAGGGCCGACAGGATTACCTAAAACAACAAATATACCACATACTCCAACAGTGACAACCTCTCCGGTTCAAAAAACAGTTAATACAAATGGATTACCACATAAGATATAAATATATTATATGCCAATCGCTTCCACAATTTCCCAGGTATCATCTTACGTAACTTCATTACTAAGATCTGGTAGTCCTACATCGGGTATTCAAGAAATAATTTCTCAAATAATGGATGCTGGTGGAGTTTCAAGAACAAATAGATTTTCAGTTCAAATTGTTCCACCAAGAATAGTTTCTAATGTGGCTTCAAATAGTTTATCACCACAAGCACAACAAAATATACAAGGATATGCTCAATTACAAGGGCAAAGTCCGCAATCATTAGGAATTGTACAAGATTATTTTACAATAATGGGATTATCTGCTTCTAATTCTCCTGATAGATTAGATATAATGTGTTGCCGTGTTGAATTACCTGGAAAACAATTTTCTGCTACAGATGCTAAAACATATGGTGCTATTTTCCAAATGCCTAATGTAGATGTTTATTCTAATATTACATTATATTTTATTGTTGGAAGAGATATGTTTGAGCGAGATTTTTTTGATGCATGGTCTTATACAATTCAAGATCCATCATCTTCTGATTTTAATTATGTGAATGAATATGCCACTACGGTTGATATTCTTCAAATGGATGAATATAATAATAGCAATTATGGGGTAAGATTATTTCAGGCATGGCCTATCAATATTGGAGAATTGAAATTAGAATATGCCGATATGAATTCTTACCATGTTTTACCTGTCACATTTACATATCGTAAATGGATAAATTTGAAAGTGAATACAGGAACACCAACTAGTATCCAACCAAGAGGGGCCCCTCCAACACCTTTTAGAAATACTATTTCGGTATCCAAATAAGGAAATATGAGTCTACCAAAAATTAAATTACCAATACATTCATTAATTCTTCCTTCAACAGGAGAAAAAGTTCTTTTTACTCCTTTTACTGTAAAGGAAGAAAAATTATTATTACTAGCGGCGGATGATGATGAAGAAGTTCAAATTAGAACTTTACGCCAAATTTTAAATAATTGTATTTTACCAAATGAAGCTGGTAAAAAAATAAATGTTGAAAAATTACCATTATTTGACCTTGATTATCTTTGGTTAAAAATTCGTCGGTGGTCAGTTGAAGAAATTGTAACTGTACCTTTTGAATGCCGGCAACCTTTACCAGAAGGGCAAATATTAACCGATTCTGAAGGAAATAAAAGAAATTATTGTGGACAAATAGTAAATGTCCCTATTAATTTAGATAAAGTAGAAGTTACAAAAGATCCTACAAATGATCCAAAAATTTCTTTATTAGAAGGAATTACAGTTGTATTATGTTATCCTACAATCGAAACTCTTCAACATTTATTAAAAGTAAAAAATGAAAATGATATTGAAGGAAATTTATCTGTTGTGGCTGAATGTATTACTTTAATTTATGATTCTACAGATAATAAAACTTATGAAAAACAACATTTAGAAAAAACCGAAGTGATTGAATTTTTAGAATCTCTTCCACAATTAGAATTTGTTAAAATTATGAAATTTTTTGAAACTTTACCTAAAATTAAAGTAGAAGTTAAATTCCATTGTCCTAGATGTAAACATGAAGCTAATATTGTTATTGAAGGGACTAAAAGTTTTTTAGCCTCGGCCTCAGCCACGAAACCCTTCCAAACTTAATATTATGGAATCACGAATTAATGATGCATCAAAAATATTCGTTGACTGAGTTAGAAAATATGATTCCTTGGGAACGTAAAATATATACAGAATTAGTAATTAAATGGATTAAAGAAGAAAACGAAAGATT